ATAGTTTTTTCTGTATTCTCTAATTTCTTCTGGCGTAAATCTTTCATGCACTATACAAGTTCCGTGAAATGTGATAATCTTCACTTTAGTCTGTGCGGCAACGTTCTTGCCTAGATACTCGTCTGGTAAAAATATAACTTTGTCTACACCCAACGACTCAACTATCTCTACTGCGTTAGAACTTGTACAACATATATCCGTCTCTGCTTTTACATCTGCTGATGTGTTTACATAAGAAACAACTGGCACACCAGGATATTTTTGTTTTAAAAGTCTTACATCCTCTCCTGTAATAGATTCAGCAAGTGAACAACCTGCCGACATATCAGGTATCAATACTTTCTTGTCAGGATTTAATATCTTAGCCGTTTCAGCCATAAAGTGTACACCACACATTATAATGACGTCTGCTTTTGCTTTCTGTGATTCTTTTGCAAGTTTTAATGAGTCTCCAACTATATCGGCCACACAATGATATATTTCTGGAGTCATATAACTATGTGCCAGTATCACTGCATTCTTTTCTTTTTTAAGTTTATTAATTTTTTCAATCAAAGGTTCATGCACTGCCCATTCTACTTCTGGAATAAACTTGGCTACCTTTTTGTATAATTCATTATTCATTTTAATCTCTTTGTTCTTTTGTGTAGATATTCCGCTACTCTATAAATTCTATGTAGATTTGTCACACTGTCTTTCCAATGTTTCGCCATAAGAGGCTCCGCTATCCTTCTAATTGCCTTATTACTTTTCGACATCTTAACACCTTGTTCGAATACTGCACCACCAGAAGTCTTTGCTTCTATTTCAAACTGATCTAATTTTTTCTCTTTTCCATCCATTCGAAAGCCGCCTTCCATCTTTGTTCTGTAGTTTTTTTTGGACCTTCATACAACACATCTCTGTTTGTGTTGCTTGGTCCTAATACTTCTATGCCTTTGTAGAACATTGCTATCACAACAATGAACATTACTCCAACTATCCATTTACTCATGCTCACCTCCTGGATCATTTGGATCAAAATATACTTTGTAAGGATTTCCCTTTTTGTCTCTACCAATCATAAAACCTCTGGTTCTGCCAGCGGAATGATAACTGTCAAATTTGTAGTTTATAAATTTTTTCTGTGCATTGTGGAACTGCTTGAATGTGGCATACATGGCAAATATAATTCCCAAATGTCCAATAACTAAACCTACCCAACCATAAAGCATTGTTGAAATATTAAAGAAATAAACTGTGAATACGGTGCTCCATACGAAACTTAATACGACAAGGATCTGTAATCTCACAGTCTTTGGTAATGCTCTTAAATCATTATGATTATCGTCAAATAGTATTGTGGCTGTATCTATCGCCCAATTCCTTAATTTATTACACCATCCGCAATTTTCTATGTTTATCATACTATTACCTAAAAAATTTCTTAAACTTATCGATACTGCTTGATAGCGGTCCATACACCCTTTCTATAAAATCAATGTGTTTGGTAAGACGCTTGTCCAAGTTATCAATCTTATCGTTCAGTTGTTTCATTTCCTTCAAGAAAACTTTCTTGTTGTCCGCCATTGCTTTCTTTATTATGTCTACTTCTTTAGTCATTTTTAATATCTTTTACTAATCTTAATTGTTCAATTTGTTTAAGCACTCTTTTTTCTTTTAGAATTAACTTATTCAATTGTATTGATGCCTGCATTAAAGAACCAACTTTGCCTAACTGGACCATATGATCCATTTGATTGTATTTTTTCTTTGCTCTAGGCATCTTTCACCTTCCTAATCATTGTTGCTTTTCTAGGCCACAATTGATTCTTAATATGTTCCTCATCAAAACCACTCATTCGTTTTAATTTGCCATTTACTTTTACACTATAAGAATATGGAGGTCCGTCCCATTGTGTGAATGTCCATTTTTCCTCCACTGGCTTTCTTATTTTAAATTTTCTTTTCTTCTTCAAAGCACACCTGCCTGATTAGCCGCCATAAAAATACCAAACGTAAAAACCAGTATTATAAAGACAGCGGGTAAATTATCTAGTATCCACCATTTAAATTTGTTCATATTTTCTCTCCTAAGTCAAATCCTCTAAATCTCATAAATCTTGGAAACCTCAAAGAATAAGTGTCTTCGCTGTCTTGGTTCTTTGTGATTGCATCTGCTCTCACTTCTACAATCTGACCAATAAGTTTGTCTTTGCTTTCCCAAAATTTATCCCTGTTGTCATCACTCAAACCAGAACCAACATTAGTTTTAATCTTTTTACCATCATCAACACCCTCACAAATCAAAGCACCTAATTTACCAACATTTCTACCAGTACCTTCTTCTGTTGCTTTAATTTCCAAACTAACTTCAATAAATGGTTTTAGTTTTAGCCAAGCATGACTTCTTTTGCATTCATATGGAGCCTCGAGATCTTTAATCATAATACCCTCATATCCTCCCTGTACGGCCCTTTTATTCACCTCTGTGTACGTCGTTTGCCCTTCGGGTGTGTCTAAGTCCACAATTTCATGATCCAGCACTCTAACGGCGTTTAAATTGGTTTCATGCTTTTGGTACCAAGCCTTTAACATGGCAGTTCTCAATGTTTGTGTCTTGTCCCATTTACCTTTTTTGAATTCTTCTAATGGTATGAAATCAAATAAATGAAGCACTGCATCTTTGGCATCAGCACTTCCTTTTCTGTGTACCTGTTTCATTAGGTCTTGGAAGTTCTCACTCATTACTTCACCATCTAGCACTAAAGGATATGGTGGTGGATCTTGTTTTACAACTGCGGAGATCTCATCTTGTATGTGTCCAAAGTTTGTAAACTCTTTTCCATTTCTACTCAACATATCTACTTTACCATCTGGATGTACGATAGCCAAAGTTCTTACACCATCTAGTTTCACTTCTAACATTTTCTTACCCACTAATTTCTTTTCATGGTTTGCTGAATCATGGGCAAGTTGGCAAGTAAACACGGGCACCATGTACTTGCCAAACTTGTTCTTTTTTGCAACGGAGTTCACAGTTTTTTCTGAAACACCGCAACGCAAATCTTTAATTAATATTCTTCTATAGAAGCCATTCCATTGTTCTGCTGTCGCTGAACTCATTACAAGGTTTATAGCATCTCTGGCATTGTGTCCAGTCAATTCTCTATTGTAAAGTTTTTCTGCTAGATCCTTGAATACATTCCAAGGACATCCTTGTCCAGCAACCACTTCATCTTTTGTTGGAACTTGCTTCACTCCAAATGTGTACAACTTATCCAAACACATCTTCAAGCCTTCGAAGAACTCATCTAGTCCTTCATTCATAGCATCTAGTAATATCTTCTCCTTTGCTAGTCTACTATTGTCTGCTTCTAGTTTTGCAATAACGTCTTGTGGTTGTGTTCTCATATCAGTTTCACCAAAATGTATATTTGTAAAGCCAACACCGCAATAGGAACTATTGTTCTAATCAATTCCATAGTGTGGTTGTATTCGTCTAGTTTTCTTTCCAATTTGTTTCTTTTTGCTTTTTTCATCATTAACATTATAACTCCATTACACAGGTTTTAAAACAGTCTGTTTTGCCATTTCTTTCCAATTTTCTGGAAATGCTTTTGCCAAATCCGCAATCTTAAGAACCGTTCTCAAACTTATTTCTCTTAATTGTCTTTTATACTCATCTATAAAAGCAACAATACCATCTTCTGTTTCTTTTGGTAATGCATAACTCTTAAGCATACCATCAGTAACAATCTGTTTAATCCTTAGGATCTTCTCCCTAATAGTATCAATTGTCAAATCAATATAATGACATCTACTTTCTAATGCTTCTAAATGATCTCTCAACTTCTTACTTTTTACATTATCGAATTTAATGTTTGTAATAAAAATTACTGAACCAGCAAATTCAAATGTATCAGGCACACCCTCTCTTCTTAACATATGGGAGTCTGTGTTCCAACATATTCTTCTAGTTTTCTTAGAATCAAGTGCCGCCTTCAAAATGTTCAAACTTAAATCGTCTAACAATATACTATCACAGTCATCAAATACCAATACATTATCGGCACTTGAATAATTGTAAAGTTTACAATATAGACCAATTGGTGACATAGCACCTTTTACAACTTCATATTTAGGTTTTGTGTTTCCTAGTGTAGACACAACACCATATCTATCTAGCACGGTCTCAACACCAAAACTTTTACCAACACCTGGAGGTCCTGAAACTATCATTGCTCTGACATCACCTTTTTTACAAGCCTTTGTCATGCTGTCTAAGATTGTGAATCTTTTTCTCATTCTCTCCACAGTCTCAGTATCGCTTTCTTCTTTAGGTTGTTCAGGAGCCGAATCTCTCAATTGGCTCTCGCTCACCACATTGACCTTAATCTTATCCGATGTTGCTCCAGGATAATCTTTTGGATCAACCTTAACTGTGATGTATCCACCTTCTTTGTGCGGATGTGGTTGATATGGTTTTAGTAATTGAAATGATTGGTTCTCTATTAATTTGTTTCTGTAAGAACCTTCCAGAACGTATATAGTGTTTTGCATTGTGCCCTTTCTTGCCTTTTATGTTTGCCTTTTCTTATACTTCATTTTACTTTCTTTATTCAAAAAAGTCAACCTATTAGTCTGCTCTACTTTCACTTATGCAATCTAAACCAAAAGATTCCAAAGCATTTGCGAACGCATCACAACCAATTTCTTTAATACTCATAGATTGTGTCATTCTCCAAGGATGACTTTTTGGCATAATATCGTAGTAAGATATTCTCCAACCACCTTTATATGCAATATCACCAATTCCTTGTTGTTTTAAGAAATTAACGAACTTACCTTTTGCAGGTCTGATTTTAACATTTGCGAAACCACAGTACATAGGTTCCTCTTTATCCTTCATGTACTCATCAACTGCCTTAACAGCCGCATCTTTGGCAGTGTGCCAAATGTATGTAGGATCTACTTTGTGGTTCATAAATTTAACTATTTGTTTTTCTTGAGTTTGCATTGTTGCCCTTTCTATGTTAATTAAACTAATATTCTTTTTTGACCGTCCATATAACACGCACCAGTCCATTTAACGACATAATCACCAAAAATGTTACCTCTTGGAGCATTCAAAGTTGGATTTTGCCAACTAGCCGCCTTAAGGATATCACCTTTTTTAAACTGCACACCTTTTGAAGTAGTGAAGTCTTTTGCCGCTAAAAATGAATGAACTGATCTGCTAGTTCCAATGGCAGTAGTAATTTTAATATACTTCTTACCAGGTTCAACTCTAATGCTGTCGTTGAACTCGTTCTTCATGTTTTCGTGAACTTCTTGTTGAGTTTTAGTTTGTGGTCTTCCAAAACCAACGTAGTCTTTTTTTATGTTTTCTATGTATTGTTCTATTTGTTTTTGCATGGTGCCTTTCTTGTTGTTTATAGTATTATTATAATGTCTAAGGTACCAAAAAGTCAACCAAAAAGATTGGTTAAAAAAGCCAATGATTATGCGGGTTTTTAGTCGTCGAATGCTTTTGCTTTGGGATTATTACTAAATTTTCGCCAAATTTTGTGTAAAACATAGAACCAAACACCATTAATACTAGGCTCTATTAAAGCAACTGCACCAGCCTCCCAAAGACTTGCACCAGTCATTACACTCACAACTGACATTGCAATTATGATATGACCTAAGGTGTAAATCAAAGCCAAGGCTAAACTGCTTGTACCCAACAATTTTAATAGGTTAAAAATACCTTGTTTAAATTCACTCATAAATTCTTCCTTGTTTTACAAGTATATAGGAAATAAGTTTGAAAGTCAAGTCAAAAAAATAGGCGACATAAAGCCGCCTATTTTAATCAATTCGAAAAAAATTTAATTACTTAACTAAACCTTTTGCAATCGCTTTGTATCCAGCGCCTACTACGAATTTAGGTGCTTTACCAGTTCTGTAAACTTTTACACCACTTCTTTTGTTAGTGTTTAAGAATACAGGGATACCTTTGAATCTTAATGCTTGTATTACTGCTTGTGGGTTACCAGCACCAAATCTATTTTTAATAGCACTTGATGTTAATGCCGCACCAGATAATAATGCAGATTCTACTCTTTTCTGGATTGTTGCTGTTTTTGTCATTGAGATATCTCCTCTAAAGATATTTGTTATCGTTTTTAACATAATAATATTAATATACAGTCTTAGGTACTTTAAGTCAAGGTTTTTTGGGAAAGTGGTTTACCAAATTATTCAAATATAGACATATCGCAATCCAAAACTGTGGCAACAAGATGAACTCTATCTTCTTCTCCGCCATTGAATGCGTTATGATATTTGGTATTGTCGGTAATCCAAACACTGCCATCTGCAGGCATATGATGAACTTCTGTATCTATACACATACGAGCACCAAAATTTGAAACTATTGGAATATGTAATCTTGGTTCTGGATCCCTATGCCAACTCAATGTTGTTCTAGGAAGTTTCCAAAGCAACCTAACCCTACCAAGTTTGTATTTT